CTTTGCCACTGCAGCAAGGTACTCTTCCTCTGTAGCATCCTGATAAGGTGCTTGCTTGTATGTGTGGTCTGAATATGGAAGGAATGAAATTCCAGAAACTTCATCAAAGTGTTCCCAGACCCATGATCCTACTTCCATCCACTCTTCTTCACGTACAGATACTGTAATAGACGGCTTGTGCTCACACCATGCTCTTTGATATGCCAACCAAATGTTAAGGTGTTCAATTGCTGTTAAATCATTTCTAAGAACTGCACCCTTTGGTGCCTTAATAGGAAATGAAAATACCTTTGTCTGTGTTGGATTCATAAAGTCATCTTCTGCTGGAACTCCAGCTTCGATTAAGAATTGTGTTAGTGGATCTTTCTTGTCTCCACGAACTGTACGAATGTAATAGTCATTGTGCCATGGGTGCATCCCTGAAGATACACCAGTTAGCTGTGAAACTGTTCCAGAAGGCTTAACGCAAGTAACTGCAGCAGAAGGATTAATTCCAATCTTTCCAGCCTCTTCAACGTTTGTAGCCACAGCTAGTTCACGAAGTGAGTTTAGAACATCTGAAAGCTTATCGATACCCTGCTTTCCAGACATAAGTTCATTTCCAAACTGACCAGTGATAGAAACTCCTAGCAGTCTTTCTTCTTCTGTATTTTCCTTCCAGATCTTACGAAGGTACTTAAAGTTTGTAAGTGTTGACTGCCATGTTCCAAGAATAGTTGCAAGCTCTACCTTACGTGCAAGAGTCTTCTCGTCATCTTCTTCACGAACAATAATTTCTGACAAGTTACAGAACTGGTAAGGACGCAAAATGATTTCAGAGCAAGGGTTGGTTCCATAACGAATTGTCTCATCACGACGACCATATTTTGCTGCCTGCTTTTGTGCTGCCTTAATATTGTAGATGCCACGCTCTCCTGACTTTGAGTCATAAAGATTTTTCCATTCAGCAATGAAGTCTGACATTGATGGTCGATCTGTGTATGCAACAGAATTATTTGCTAAAGCACGATGTCCAGTTGCTTCCCACCATGCACCAGCTTTTGCTTTTGCCATATCATTATCACGAAGATCAGAAAGTGAGATTAAAGCAGAACGGCGTACTCCACCAACTACAACAACTTCTCCAACCTTACACATAATGTCATGTGCTTCAATAGATCTTAGCTTTCTACCAGCAGCATGCTTAATTGTACTTACACAAAACTCAAAAAGATTAACAAGTGGTTCTGGACCAGATGCACGTCCACCAAATGTCTTAAGTCTTGCACCAGCAGGTCTTACTTGAGATACATCCCATGTAGGAATTTGACCTTGCCATAAAAGTGCAAGTAGCTCACGAAGAGCCTTTGCCCAACCAGCCTTTGAATCTTCAACAACAATTGTTGTATCTGTCTTTTCAAAATGTTCATTGACTGCTGGAAGCTTATCAACATAAACTGACTCTACTGAGAATCCAACACCTGTTCCACACATCAAGATGTACATTGCTTCATCAAATGAACGCAAAGAATCTACAGGTAAGAATGAGCAGTTATATCCTGCAACGTTATCTCTATCCAAAGCGGCACCAGCTGTCATTACTGATCTCATAGATGGCATAATGTTTCTATTAAAGATTGCATCACGAATCTCAAGAGTAAGACTTGCTGATGGCTCATATGCATAATCATGTTTTAGGTGATTAGTCATGTATAGCACAAAACGATCTACCGTCTCTCCCCACGTTTCACGGCGGTTCTCTTCAGGAAGCCATCGTGCATAACGGCTTAAGGCGATAAAGTTCTCGTATGGATTTTGAATTACTTCTTGCATTTTAGAATACTCCTCTAGTCCCACATATTGGGTTTAATTTTTATTGGTAATACTAAGTATAGTGACTTTTTTTTAAAGAAAAGAAACTTTTAAAATTTTTCTTTTAATCTTGAGAAGGCATTATCAGTCAACTGTAACCAATCATATGCCTTACCAACTTCCGCAGCCTGATCATAATAATAGTCCGCATAAGTATTATACTCGTTAGCAACCTTTCTTAGCAAATTGCATAGGTCTTCATATGAAGGCTCAACCATTAGTCCAGGGTGAGGGTTCTGCCAAGGTGATTCCGTATATTGAGATTTTAAGGCAAGCGGTCCTAGGAATTTTTTGTACGGTGCCCATTCCTCAGTACAGATAACTGGCATGCCGCTTGCAAGAGCCTGAAGCGGAATAAAACCAAAACCTTCTCCCCAAGACGGGTAAAGTAAACAGTGATGTGAGTTGAAAATGCCAACCATTTGACTTGTAGAAACTTCGTCAGGTATAATTGAAATATTATTATATATATTAGATATATTACTATCTATAATATTATTATATTTATTATATACTCTTATAGTATTATATTTATAAGATTTAATAGTTAAACGATAATCTGGATCATTTCCAAAAACATCAACAAAAGCTTCAAAGGTCATCTGTCCTGATTTTCTAGGTGCTGGTTCTCCAACATGTAAAAATCTCAGTGGTCCATTTTTTCTCTGTCTTTTAAATGGTTGCCAAATATTTTCAATACCATGTTCGTAAACATGTATTGGCGGAGTGACTCCGCAGTCCTCATAAACTTTTTTAACCCAAGGAGAGGTTGCCCATACTTCATCACATTGATTTAATGATTCTAGCCATCCCTCTTGTAACTGAGTTGATTCCCATGGCATATATCCAATTTGATATTGATCTTTATTAAATTCAAAAAATTGTGGTTGACTAAAATTTAATTGAACTTTAGCACCCTTGTATTTAAAAGGAACTTTGTATCCTAGTTTTTGTAGACTTGTTACAATATGATATCCTGCGTATCCATAACCAGTAGAAATATTTAAATTTCCTGGATTTGTATTAAAACTTAAAATCACGACTTGACAGCCTTTCTACTAATAGGTTATGATAGTTATCTTATGAAAAACAAAACCATAAGAGACGCAGCCCTTAAATTGGCGATTAGTGCACTTGTATGTGCATCTTTTCCAGGATTTAACAACGCTGCTGCTCAAACAAGTATATCAAATGATGTACCACAAGCAAAATACGCCTATATAGAGGACTTTAAGAGCGTTAAAACACTGAGTGATGAGGATTTAGCTCAGCTATTATATTGCGCTGGTTTCAAGGGTCATGACCTTACTGAAGCCTGGGCAGTCGCTAAGAAAGAATCTAACGGTAGACCATTAGCCTATAACGGTAACAGAAAAACTGGAGATAACTCTTATGGAGTTTTCCAGATTAATATGCTTGGATCTATGGGAGAAGATCGAAGAGATAAATTTAATTTGACTTATAATAAAGATCTACTGGATCCATGGACAAATGCAACCATTGCATTCCACATGAGCTCTGGTGGAGAAAACTGGTCATCATGGCATGGACTTACTTCAAAGACAAAAGAATGGATGAAGAAGTTCCCTTCAGATTTCGCTCCTCTTGAATGTAAGTGGGACAATCCAGAAAGCTCTAAGTGATGGACATTCGACTAGTCCGTGAATTCTTAAAGCAGTTTCCAAACCAGCTCCTTTGCAAAAAGGATCAGATTCAACTTTTGCCAAATCTAAGACATGATGATACAATCTATCTATATTGCTTAGAATGCAATGATATAATCGAAATAGGATACAATTCCTACGACAAGATGAAAGCGGCCTTAATTGGAAAAATATAATGTGCTGGATAAAGGATACGTCCGTCTAGTAGATGTTCTTGGTGATGACATATCAGTAGTTAATGCTGCTCGTGTCTCATATGATAAAGAATCCAGCGAAATGAGTGAGCGTGACGAGAAGCTGCTCTCTTTTTTATGGCGTGAAGGGCATACCAGCCCGTTTCGCCATGCTGCTTTAACATTTGAGGTATATGCTCCACTTATGGTAGCTCGCCAATGGTGGAAGTATGCAGTTGCTGGTTCCCACATTGATGATCAGAACGGCTGGAATGAATCTTCTAGACGTTACATTACTGAGAATGAAGAATTCTATATCCCACAGGCTAATGAATGGCGATCAGCTCCAGAAAATTCTAAGCAGGGTTCAGGAGCACCAGTTCCAGATAATGTCGGACTTGGACAATATGTAAAGCTTATGAATTATGTAGAGCGTGGAGTGGAATTTTATAATGATGCTCTCAATATTGGAATTGCTCCAGAGCAGGCACGTCTATTCTTGCCAGCATATGGAATGT